GATAAACTTTTCGCTCATCATCCCATTTGCGACGATATTGCGCAATGGCATCAATACCTCTCTCACATTTAACCTTGTCAAAGACGCAGCGAGGTAAAATGGAGCGAACTGCATTTATCGCTTCTGATTTATCTTTAACTCGTGGGACAACGCTAACTCTTACTCCAAGAGAGTTTAATGTTTCTTTGCGACTCATTCCTCCAACTGCACTCATATCTAATATTTCGACATCATGCGGAAGATAATGATCGCCATAGCTATATGATTTGCCGCGGAGTTGTTCAGCATACCAAGATAATGTTTGACCAGAGTTTTCAAGATAATCAATTATTCTAATTTGCTGCCCTGAAACTTGCCAAAACCAAATAGCGGTTGAATCGGAAACGCCTAAATCCCAGCTAGTATTAACAAGAATCCTTGGGTCATAAGGAACCTCCGTGATTCTTTTCTGGCTTGTGGCATCGCTAATTTGTTTCGAGAAATACGTTCCCACTAACGCTGCATCAAAATCGCAGAGATATTCCTGACGGAATAACGAATCGCCATCATCTGTGCCATATTCTCTGATGTACTCCTGCCTCTCTTTTTCCAGCTCGACGTGAGACAGCGTGCCGGTATCAAATGCCGTGAGCTTTTGTACGAACCAATCGTCATCTTTCTGCGCCTCTTCAAACATCCTGTAGCAGTGATTGCGTCCACGAGGCGTGGTAATGAAAACAGCCCATCCTTTGTTCTCACGAAGGATAGGCCGTAAATACGCCCATGCTTTCGGGTCTGCTAACGCCCACTCTGAGGCCGTAATGCCTATTGGTGGACTGCCAACCAGACGATCAAAACTATCGCTTCCTACCAGCTGCCACGTGCTACCATTGATGAATTCAATAAACATCTCGTTTTCGAGAGTTCTTTTGCGTAGCGCAATAGGAAATGCTTCGTCAATTCGACGCTTTCCCGTCGCCGGGTTCACCGCATTCCACACGGCTTTCCGGCCTTGCGACGCCTTGGGCAACATGTGCCAATAGGTACCGACTCGCTTCAAGGCCTGCGTTGCCGTCCAGTGAAGGCATAAATCATCCTTGCCTGCCCGACGATGCCAAATTAACAAAGCTCTTTTAATGCCGCGTTCTAATGCTTGCCAAGCGGATATTTGATAACCCCTTGGGTTCCAATTATTCGGTAGGATAGTCTGCATACGATTTAATAATGACTTCCATCTTTTGGTCGCCACTCTCTGCTGTCGCAGTAATTGACTTCTCTCGATAATCATCTGGGAATCGAGCAGACATGGAGCGTGACCATGAGGCGGAATTAAATGTTTCCCCTTTTTTTGTGATGATATTTAACCTAGCAATTCTTTCCCACCAAGCCAAAGAATAATCCCTCGCACGCGTTAAGGCGGTAGAAAAGTCAATATTTTCTTTCGCCCAATAATCAAGCGTATGACGCTCCACATCAAGATGTTCAGCCATCTCAGCTTTAGAGTATCCATCTCTTCCAAGCTGAATAACCACATCACAAAGCTCTGGCCTATATTTGGTCGGCCGTCCAAAAGGCTCTTTTCTCATAACGTATATTATGCCGCTGTTTCACTGAGTAATTCAAGTTGCGCATATAATAACAAACATATAGCATCTGCTTCATTATCATCCTCTGGGAAATATCCCGCTTTCTTAGCTGACATAATCATCGCCTCTTTATTCGCATTGCCTTTTCCTGTAGCGTGCTTCTTAATAGTGCTAACTGGAATGCCAATATATGGAATGCTGTGATGCTCGCACCAAATAGTCAATGTTGCCATTAATCCACCATACACATGAGCAGCGTCCACGGCTGAATGTCGTCTGACTTCCTCAAAATACACAGAATTAATTTCACCAACCGATTGCTTTAATTCTCTCAGCCAATTTTTAAATCGCAGATATCTCATTCCACCACCTTCAAACCTCTGAGGCTTAAATGACTGAGTGCCGCTGGTGATCTGGCCGTCTTTATCGAGCAATGCCCAGCCGGTTTGAGTGCCTAGGTCAAGAGATAGGATGGTTGTGTTCATTCGACAATCTCAAATAGCGCGCCAAAATCCTCCTCATCAAAAATTGATGCCCTGTATTCCGGCTCATAGGATGTCTCTTCAAACACTAGCCAGTCTCCATCCGATATCCCGTATACCCCCCCGTCATAATTACAAAGCTCACCATCCTTTAGCTGTAAGCAACAAGCAGCTTCGTGATATTTTTTTAATATTTCCTGCGCGTTTTCGCCTGTAAACTGGACGGCAGAAGATGGGGTCTTTCTTTTGACTTTCATTTTTCATTTCCTATTTAAAATATCTCTTTTCAAATCCACCGCGACTCTATCGGTATCACTACGTTTGTCGCACACAATGAATGTTGGCTACTCCTCGTGGGTAAGAATGCATATGCCCCGGCATGATGACTTGCTCTTCGCCCACCAGGACAAATAGCTGAGACGTTGATTTGCCCGTCTCCCACGCAGTCGCTCGATATTGCGTTTTTACTACCAAACGTATACTCAGGCATTAATTCCACAATTAAATGTCTCCTTTGTGCCGTATCGTGTCAGCAATCGGTATCTTTGCCACCTTCCTAGAGGTTAGGTGTGGATTTCTCGTCAGCAAATCCTTCAGCACCCGAATTTTTTCCTTGGCATCGCTTCGACTCTCAGCCGCTGTCTTCGCTGGTAATGCTCTGGACTTGTCGACCATCGGAATGTCTACCGAACCCTTGTCAAACTCCATCAGCAAGGCTTCCCACCTAGCCGCTAGGGCTTTGTAGGGAACGTTGAGCAAGTCATCTCCCAGCGCCGCTGCTGCCCAGAAAACGCCACGGCTTGGCCAGTCCTGCTCCTTGAACGCTCGTCGCTTCTCCATCTCACGAACGGCACGGTGGAACAACACCTCTGGGGACTGAGGCTTGCTGTCTGGTCGGCAAACCGACAGGAACTCAGGAAGACTTGGCGGCCACGAGAACTTGGTTAGGCAGGCTGTCAGCCCAGCCTTGATTTCAGCTAGCGTAATCTCTTCGTCAACAAAGGCTTCAGCCCACACATCACGCCAATTTTTAATCGACTTCGCGTCAGGAAACGCTGACATCCATTTGTGAGCATAAAGGCCCTGCAACCGCTTGAACAGATGGTCAATCATCGACAGCCCATTCAACGATGGATGAGGGTCAAGCCATGCACTGAGGCGTGATGTCGATAGGCTCGCTATCGGTGCGGTCTGGGTATCCACGGTGCTGCTCCTCTAGGTAATCCAGCGGGTTAAATTTCTTTTTATCGGCAGCTGAAACTCTTGCCGCTGTTACCTTTTCGCGGTCAGCGGTGTACTGTTTCTGGTCGCAAAGCCACTTTCGAAACTGTGCTTGCCAAGCTTGCATGCCATTGCGCTTTTCGTTTGGCCTAGCCTGGTAGTGAGCCATGAACCGTTCTCGCTCAAACTCGATGTCCAGTTTCATCGACATAGCGCTGCTCTGCGCCTGTCGGTCTGGCTTGAAGTCGTCAGGGATTGGGGTAGGTTCGTCAAAATCGGGGGGCGACTCGTCTGTCGCGCGCACCACTCTCGGAAGAGACGTAGTCTCTGTAGAGAGTATATTGTCATTGTCTATTGCGACCGAATGGGATTCCGATTGGAGTGGGGTGGCGATCGGGGGGCGATTCCGATGGTCAATATATTTTAGTACTCTGTTGGTTAAATATTTTGAATTTGGGGACAGCGCTTTTAGGCGAGACACCGCATCAGAAAGTTGGGAAATAAGATCGCTAGTATCTATCTTCACTCCCCACCTCTTCTCGTTGCCCTTGGTTCCTGATAGACCGGATAGTAGCTTTTCAATGAATGATTCAAGTGCCTTTTCAGCCACGACAGGGTGATACAATCGACCATCCCCACCATCTACCCAACCGCGTAATGCTTGATCTTTTACCTTTGACCACTTGTTGGCAGCCTTTGATAAAGCAGCTAGCACCTTATCGTTATTGGGAATGCTGGCAGCTGGCACTTGATGCCAGCTTTCCAGCCATAAGCACATGGCCGCCGACCTCTCTGAGTCGTTTGCAAGCAGCCATGTATCCGAGTTGAGCAATCGTCGTATATCTACCGGCATATACGGGAAATCGGTCAAACGACAATCTGGCGGGGTGAGTTGGTTAGTCATCGCTTAAACCGCAAGAGCAGAGCAACATTAATGTCGATATTCGGCCAGATTTAAATAATTCTTTAGCCTGTTTGCGATTCATCTTGTGTCCAGTATTGCTCATTATAATATTCCTACTTAACACAAAAAATTTGACGAGCGCACACATTCCTGAGAAATTGTTAGTCCCTCAACGAACAACACCAAAAAAGGTGCGCTCATGAACTTTAATATCTTTAAGAAAAAATCATCCTCTTATGACTCAACTTTAAGAATCTTATTTGACTTAATATTTGACTTAATATTCACCCTTCATCGTGAAGGCATATTGAATGCTCAAATACTTGCTGACAACTCGGCAGACAGAGCAATTCAAGAAAAAATATTTAATATAAGAGATACAGATGAAGCAAAAAAAACTGCCATTAATCTCCAATCACTAGCAGACCTGCTAAACAAACACTATCCGCAAAAATAAAAATATCTTCCCTAGAAACTCGATAATTATTCAATTATTCCTGTAGTTAAACATCTCTAGCCGCAGCCGCAATCTGCGGCTAGAAACCACTCATGTCGCTAAACCAGCACTTCTTAGACACGTGATGGCAATGTGTCGATCGGTGGAACATGATGGGTAGGCTCACGTTCTTTCTGAGCTAGACGGTTGAGTGCAACCAGCTCAGGCCAAAAGTCTTCCCAGTTACTGACTAACTCTTCTCGGACAACCAGGCCGTTGGTGAGACGTTCGATTGCAACGGCTTTCGATGGGGGCACTCTCCGCTTTCCTAAAACCCAATCATTTACAGTCTGAGAACTCACGCCCAAAGCAATGGCCAATCTTCTTTGGTTGCCAAATATTGAGATAAGAAGCATTGCACGATCTCTCATCGAAAAACCTCAGCCGCATGTAAACTCACAATCAAAACTATACCATAAAACAGGCGATGGCTTATATTTTATAATATTAGTTTGTTCCGTACTAAGCCTATATAGATATGTCAGCCATTGACTGATATTCATATTATTGTTATTATGTGTGCATCAATTTTAAACATGTAATCAGGAAAAATAGTAACATTAAGAAAGGAGCTGGCCATGAAATCTGGAGGTGAGCTTGGGATGGCCCTTAGAGAAGCCATGACCATGAAGGGGATTGGCCAGGTTGATTTGGCTAGGCATTTTAATATCGCCCCTCAGTCTGTTTACGGCTGGGTGAAATACGGGAAAATAAGCAAGAAACACCTGTTTGATGTTTTTAGATACTTTTCTGATGTGGTAAATATGGAACACTGGGGGATAGATGAGGATAAATTTGGCGCTGATCCAAAAGACGAAGGTCTGAGCATGACAGATAAATTATATGAAATTTATTCCATTATCAGAGGATTACCAGAATATCAAGCAAAAGAAATTTTTTCTTATGTTAGAAAAAAACAACTTGAGAACAAACATCTACTGGAGCAAATGCTTGCCAACCAATCTGGTCCCTCTGGTCCCTCTGGTCCCTCTGGTCCCTCTGGTCCCTCTGGTCCCTCTGGTCCCTCTGGTCCCTCTGGTCCCTCTGGTCGCGCTAGATCTGCTTAGTCAAAAACTTTTAATGGAAAAAAGATAAGTGAAGCGCGTTAAATTAATAGCAATAGCATCAATCCCAATCATCTTAGCCGGATGTGGAGTCTTCCTTCGCCCCATTAATTTGCCAGACGGCTCTGTTGGCTATCACATTGGATGTACAGGATACAGCCCCAAAGGGCGGCTACTAACGTTCGCAGATTGTTATGCAAAGGCTGGCGAAATTTGCGGGACAAAAGGCTATGAATTTCTTGGGGGTGGCGCTAGCCCCCCTGATAAAACAGTGACCCCCATTGCCGGACATCCAAATCTTATACAAGGAGAGATATATATCAAGTGCAAATAAACAGCCAGCCAGACAGCCAAAATTATAGCATAGATAAGCGTTAGGTGGGATGGTAACTGGCGATGCCGTATACGATACCAACAAGAATGCCTGTGTTGTATTGTGTTCTATCGTTTTCCATCACTTTTCCGCGCTTAATTTATCCAGTGTGCCGTACACCCAGTCCTTCATGGCGGGGAGGATGTCAAGTGCACTAAAGTTATTTTTCGTCTGGTATCGCTCTTCTCATATACTCGTCAAACAAAGGAACGGTAAAGCTATTATCTCCGTGAGCTGGACTATAAATCATCCCCTTTTTTATTAAGGATGATCTAGTCGGAGCAACACTCTGAACTTCTTTTTTTAATAATGAGGATATATCTCCAGAACGATGTGGCCCAGGTCCCAACTTTGCCATTGCGTGCAAGTATTTTTTTTCTCCTGGCGTTAGCCGATCAAACCTTACGCGGAAAAAACTAGCATCTAAGCTATGTATAGCTATTTCACTAGCCATCTCTACGTCGCTTTTAGTGATAATCGAATAGCGAGCATGGTCCCAGCTATGCTTCCCCCATTCTTGCAAAAAATAAGGGTACGCATGCGTTCTGCGAATAATTTCTTCAATCGCGTCATCTTCATAATTCACCCCTAATTTACTTACTGGAACAACAATAGCCCCTCTTGCCGCCTCTTTGGTTAATGGACCAATTTCTGGGTATTCGAACAAACGCTCGGCATAGGATTTAGCATTGCCCGCTTTCCCGGCCAATTGAGGCAAACCAGCCCCAACAAGCGCAACAGGAAGCTGCTGCTGTGCGCAGCTATGTAACGCTGTAATAAGAGAAGCAAATTGCTCTTCTGCTACGTACTGTAGCTCATCAATAAAAAAAACCACTGCCGTATTCTTCTCTTTTGCCGCTTTCCCGACTTCCAAAAATAAGTTAATTAAATCATGCTCTAAGTCACCAGAATCAGCCACACCAGGCTCACTACCAAGATCGACACTAAACTCGATGTCCCCATACTTTACTTTCATCGCTTGGACAAATCCCCCGAGAACTTGCATGGCTTTTTTTGCCAAGTTTCCCGTGGCTGATATTGCATCTAACTTAAATAATGAGGTGCGTAAGGACGGTATTAGCAGAGCCGGCAACGAGCGTTTTTCAGGTGCCTCAATAGAAACAGTAATGAACCCTCTCGCTTCTGTTTCTTGAGATATGCGCGTAAGAAGCACGGTCTTACCTACGCCGCGAAGGCCTATTAATAGCAAGCTTCGCGCAGATAAACCGCTTCTAAATCGATCAAGCGCAATCGCCGCTTTCTCAATAATCTCTTCTCTCCCAGCCAATTCTGGGGGGATAGATCCCGCTCCTGGCGCATAAGGGTTTGTTCTAGGGTCCATATATAGCAAAGTTTTCTAATTATGAAAGATAGCGCATATCATCATAACTCTTTCATACATGCCAGTAAATAGCCCGCACCTATCAATCCGCATTCACCGAAAATTTCAGCGTGCCGCCAGTTTGCGACATTTGCCATAGCTATATTCCTCTAAACAAATAATGTTCTTCGCTCTCTCAATCATTTTTTCTTAAGTATTCGCGGTTTTGCCACATGGCAGACGATGTGGCGGGAGTGCGTTTTTGAGACAGGGTAATAAGGCAATATAATCAATAATATAACTATAAAACAGCTAAAAATATAAAAATAAATAAATTTTTTATTGATATAAATCAGTCTATGCCTTATATTTACCTAACCCTCCCCACAAGGCCACCGACATGAACGACTTAACACCGATGGGATTGGCGCGAAGCGAGATTATTTATATTCTCCAGCTCCTTGATAGAGGAGTCATGGATTTATCCGGGGCAGCCAACGAAGCGTTACAAACCCTGCGCACGTTAGAGGAAAGCATAACAACAGAGCGCAATCAATCAGCGATTAAGGAGTAGCCAAATGACCCAAGCCATTCAACACCCTGCGGTTTTTGAGAGACTAACCAAAGCTGATGAGCAAGCAAGAGCCGAGCGGATAGCGGACGCAATTATTCAGTCTTTCTCGGCTAAGCCTGCTAACGATGACAGTGTATGGCGCCAAAAACCTCTGGAATGGCGCGAGATATTTTTCGACAAAAGAGGCGTATCGATCTACGTCGGGTTTGATGACAACAAGGCTAATGGCTCTATCGACGTAATGGAGTACCAGTATGCCAATGAAGAAATGGTGCTTGGGTTAACGAAAAATGACCATGACTGGATTTACGAACAACTCATTGATCAGCTAACTGACGAACACAATGATTGGGCCGCAGGTGACAACTATGGAGACTGTAATGAACGCTGAGAATAAACCGCATGTTTCTTTAAAAGAAATCGCCGCACGACTGAACATGTATGAAGACGGTGGACTAGCTATTGGTAACGCTTATGGGTTAGCGATGTTAATTCTTAATCATTGCCATCGTAATGACCACAAAGAGCACGTGCGCTATGCGTTAAAAAGAACATTTGATGATCTTATCGACAGTCGGGCAAATAACTCTCTATGTGGAAACGATTAATATGTGCGAAACATTAAAAGAATTGCTGCGTGAATCTCATGGGATGTCGCTGTATGCGGCTCACAGAATAGAAACGCTAATTAGCAACATTAGAACATCAAATGACGAGGTGCTTTTTCTGGTCAATGAGCTGAATAAGCTCACAAGCAAGATCGGTGTTTTAACGACTGACATAGAGAAAGAGGTTTTGAAGGCTAATACCGATCCAGCGGTTTATCGGTTTAAAGGACGTGAGAAGGATGCATGAATATTTCCATCAAAAGCATCGCAAAGAAATACATATTTAAACATGAACAAGAGTTTAATTCTCTTGTAAAAACGGTAGAGAAAACAGTAAACAAAGGAGTCAGTTTAGCAAATGCCAACTTAAGCAATCAATATATTATTTGGGCTAATCTTGTGGGAGCTGATTTCTCAGGAGCAGATTTAAGCGGCTCAGATTTAAGAGGATCTGACTTAAGAGGAGCCTGTTTCCGTGGCGCAAATTTGCGTGGAGCGCGCTTGTATGGGTGCAAAATGGCTAATGTGGATTTTTCAGGCGCAGACCTATCAGGCACCGACATTCTTAATTTGGCGATAAAACATATACAGGCCAATTAATATGAACATCCTCATAACAAACCGTCAGAGAAAGCATGTCTCATTAAAGAGACATGCTTGGTTAAAACCAGTGGTAGCTGCCTTATTCATAATCTGCTGTCTTGGTGTTGTCGGATCAATGGATTATGACGAAGAGCTGGCTAAAACCAGAAGAAATTGCCGCAACAAGAGAGATGGTAGTTATGAGCTTATTTTAGCTGGCAACGATATTGTTTGTATCACACCAGAAAAAATCTCGAGGACAAAATAATGAAAGTTTACAAAGCCATTAACGAAATTCAGACGCAGATAGCAAAAACAGGGATTGCAAAGGATAGAAAGAATGCACAGCAAGGCTATCAGTTCAGAGGGATAGACGATGTTTATAACGCTATATCACCTTTGCTTGGCCAGTATGGGCTATGCATTCTTCCGAGAATGCTATCCAGGGAAAGCTGCGAGAGGCAAACTAAATCAGGCCACGGGCTGTTCTATGTGACTGTAGAGGCAGAGTTTGACTTTGTGAGCAGCGAGGATGGTTCAAAACATACCGTTCGTACCTATGGTGAGGCGATGGACTCAGCAGATAAAGCCACCAACAAGGCAATGTCAGCCGCTTATAAGTACGCCATCATTCAAGCGTTCGCCATTCCAACAGAGGGTGACAACGACGCAGACCAAATAACGCACGAAGTGTCTGTGAAAATGCTTACTAATAATGAGATAGAAAATATTAAAGCTCTAATTCAAGAAACAAACTCTAGCGTAGATAATTTATTAAATCACTATAAGACAGATTCGCTAGGTAAAATACCGCAATCTGAATACCAAAGGATAGTCAGGTCTTTAGAAAAGAAAAAGACGGCGCCAACTCTTGAAGAGGTGGCGGCATGACAGCTAAAGAATTAATGCTAGAGCAAGGGTCTGATAAATGGCTGCTAGCTAGGCAAGAGCTGAGAAACGCATCAGAAACACCCGCCATTATGAAGCTATCGCCTTACATGACTGTTAACGATGTGAGAAAAGCAAAGCTTGGTCAACAGCAAGTTATTAATATCGCGATGCAAAAAGGCTGTGATAAAGAACAAGAAGCTAGAGCTGCTTTTGAAGATGAATTTGAGCTTATGCGCCAGGCGGTGTTTAGCGATGGCACGTACAGCTGCAGTCTCGATGGAATTAGCCTAGATAATAAAAGAATCTTAGAAGTGAAAGTCCCATTTAAAGGCAAAGATAGTGAGCGGTGGAGGATTGCTTTAGTAGACACCGTAAGGCCAGATGATTTTATGCAAATTCAACATCAGTTAATGGTCACTGGCGCAGACAAAGCGACATTATGGGTGTGGGATGCTGAGGCTTGCAATGGACTAGCTGTTGATGTTTTCCCTGACAAAACAAGCTGGGATAAGATTAAATTAGCCTGGGATGAATTTTGGCCGACTATTGGAGAAAGAACCGATAAAGAATGGGCAAAGGCCGAGGGAGACTATATCAAAGCAATTGATCTGTTAAAACTAGCACAAGAAAAGGCAGATAGGGCAAAAGAGACGTTAACATCACTTGTTCAAGGAAAATACTCTCAAGGGAGCAAAGTTATTGTAAATAAGCTACATCGATCAGGAAATATAAACTGGAAAAAAGTAAAAGAGGGCTATTTGCCTAATGTTGATTTAGAGCCTTTTAGAGAAAAAGGCATTGACTACTTTAGCGTTAGAATAAAATAACGAACTTTAACAAAATAGGGGAGAAAAATGAATTTCAGTGAAGCACTTGGATTTTTGAAAAAAGGGAGACATCTGGCCCGCGAAGGATGGAATGGTAAGGATATGTATATCTTTTTGCTCACCCCGCTTCTTGAAGATCAATTGCCATATATCTGCATGTACACGGCAGATAAGAAATTAGTGCCTTGGCTGGCATCGCAAACAGATTTGCTGGCAGACGATTGGCTTATAACCAGTCTAATAACTGGCAATGAAGATAATAGGTCAGAGAAAGAAGCCGAAGAAAGCTTAGAAGATAAACTGTCGGGGTACTTCGCCAAAATGCTAGAAACCTATTGCTAATCATGTAGTACACCACCATTGCGTTGAGCAGCCTCAACGAAGGGGGCTGTGTTTTTGTTACGGTCACGCGCAGTCATATGGCCCACAATGCCGTTACTGGCTCAATAGCCAAACACTTAAAAGAGGATGTCACTTTATCGCTAGAACCAGCAGGCTTGGATTTGAGTAACCAAATTTTATAATACCATCACCCTGTGAAAGGTAACTTAATGCAACCCACTAACAGCGATATTTTTCCGATGGAATTAGCTGAGCTTATCATGAAGAAAAATGAGATAGAGGACGAAATTGAGGGATTGAGGAAAACCCTACGAAAAGACGCTAGAAAAAGAATCATTGCTCTTGCTGCAGAGTTTGATATCAACCTGGAAAAGCTATTTAAAAAAGCTGCCGAACAGGTATTGCCCAAGTACCGACATCCAGAGAACCACCAGCTAACATGGTCTGGCCGCGGGCTAATGCCAAAATGGATGAAAGAGCTTATCGCTAATGGACGTAGCAAGGAAGAGTTTCTGATAGGTAAATAATATGCCAAGCGTAAACAAAGTCATTCTAGTGGGTCATCTAGGGAAAGACCCTGAAGTCAGAGAAATGCAAAATGGAAGCAAAATAGTTAGTGCTAGCTTAGCCACTTCAGAATCATGGTCAGATAAGCAGACAGGAAATAAACAGGAATCTACAGAATGGCACCGTCTTATCTTTTTTGGAAAAGTAGGAGAGACGGCGGAAAAGTATCTAAAAAAAGGCTCTCTAGTCTATGTCGAAGGATCGATTAGAACCAATGAATGGCAAGACCAGAATACTGGAGAGAAGAAAAGCATGGTTCAGATTAGGGTAGACAGGATGCAGATGTTGGGTGGTAAGTCAGCGGATACTGGGCCAGTCGATAAGCGTGCTCCAGTGGAGCCGACGCCACTGCCCCCGGCGAGGAAAGCTTCGTATGCCGATAAAGATAGTCTGCCATACGAAGAGTTAGAGAGTGATATTCCGTTTTAGGTCTAGTTACTGTTGTCAACAGAAAGAAATACGAATGAGCAACTATATTTCCACCCAAGATATCGCCAATTTGACAGGGCTAACCTATACATACGTCAGAGATCATTTGGTCAAGCATCCAGACTTCCCTACGCCTGCCCTAAATTTCTCGGCAAGAACGCGACGTTGGTTGCGCGAAGAGATTGACGAATGGCTGCGCGTACAGCGGCTCAGAGGCGAGCGGCAATCTGTTCCGCGGTCTCGCGGTAGTAAGTCTGCATCAAAATCTTCAAGTCACGATGTCCACTAATGCGTGCTAACGTCATCACATCAACTCGACGAGAAAGCCTGGTTAATGCTTCAGCTCTTGCGTCATGAAAGTGCAGGTCTAGCACACCTGCCTTTCGGCAAGCTCTGCGAAATAAAGCGTCGCGAGTGGCATTGTTAACTGAAAATAATTTGCCTCTTCCCGATACCGATCGCAGTAGCCGTGCTGCACGCTTCGTTAGCGGAACGGTGCGATCATCACCATTCTTGGTGTCGCATAGCATAGCTACGCGCCTTTCCAGGTCAACCGTAGTGTCAGACAAGCTTAGTATCTCGCCAGCCCTCATGGCGGTTCTAAGGGAAAGCAGGAAAGCCAGAGCCACTTCCTGAGACTTCGTCTCAACCTCCCCATCTTTGTAGCCTAAAGCACGGCAAATAGCCAATACCTCTCGCCAGTGTATGCGACGAGTTCTTGGCTTTTCATCATCCGGCATGGCAACATCTCTCATTGGACTTGATTCTAGCCAACGCCATTCTTTAATCGCCCGATTAAAAACAGCTTTAAGCAGGTTAAAATCACGCCTAACGCTGGAACGCTTAACGACAACGAGTCTTAAATCGCGCCATTGTCCAATATCATTTGGCGTTATTCGGTGCAGCCACTGGTCGGCAAATGGCATCGTTCTAGCAAAAGAAGCGAGCCTAATAATCTCCCACCTTACCCCGCGTTTTGATGGAGAGACTTCTCGTGCGTATCGATCCAGTGCTTCGCGTAGAGAGTGATGTGGGATTTCCCCTCGCGCTCCAGCAAGAATAGCCGCCTCTTCTTTAGTGGCCCATGCTTGAGCAGCAGCCTTAGTTGGAAAGGTTTTTGATTTCCTGATGCCCAGCCGCTCAATCTGAGCACGCCATCCTGAAGTTGATTTTTTAAATGAAGCCATGTTTGTGGGGGATTTTTGGGGGATGATGAGCAAAGTCTCGCTATATTAACACAAAACACAATGGGGTTTCTCAACCTTTATTGGCAATAAATTCTTCTTTATCTTCAATTAGATAATGGGTTTTATTGGCACAAATGGAGATTTATGAGAAAAACACAAATTAACCGAAAGTTTCCGGTCTCGGGCACCATGATTTATATATAAAACAACACATTACAAAGTACACTGCGGGATTTATGTGGGCTGAGAGATGAACAATCTCCAAGCCTAAGTTTTCATTCTATCCTTATTTAGTCTACAATAGTCCATTCGGCATCAATTTCCTCGAGTCATTGGGACAAAACATGACTGAACCTACCACGAAACCTAACCCAAAGAGTAGCCATTCGCGCCACAGAAATGACTATAGCGAGCAGCCTTCTGTTTTCTTGCTGCAGCAGCTTATTACGATAAGAGAAACACAAGGAAGAATGTTGTCGACGCAGGACAGCCATGACAAAAAGATAACCAAGGTCGAGGAAAAGATAGACTGTTTAGACCAAAAGGTTAGTGCTATCGACAAAAAATTAGATGTTCTTACTCATCGAGTTGATTCGTTGGATAAGCGAGTCGATTCTATAGATAAGCGAATCGATTCGCTTAAGCAAGAAATGGACTATAGATTTGATAAGGTAGACGTTAGGTTCGACAGGCTAGAAAATGTCGTTCTTAAATTATCTCATAGGATGTACGCCGCAACAGCTATCCTGTCTTTATTAATAGTAGCAATGCCAATAGCTTTGCAGCTATTCAACTTTTTCAAGTAATGCTTGTTGCTCTACTATCCACCCCTGCAAATCTACTAGCTGTCTTGTGGTTTCTGCGCAGTCGGCGGCAATAGGTATAGCGTCGGCGGGGATTGCATCAATTGATGGGGCGGTGTTGGAAACGGTGGGCACACGACATTGGGTATTGGCAGTGGCGCGCTGGCGCAGGAGGCCAGCATAATACTCCCGGATATCGCTAATAGCTTTTTGATGGGTAACATTCGTTTTCTCAGTCACTTTAATTTGGTTATCAACCATCAATTCTTTTTCGGCCAATTGAGCAAGGAACTGTTGCTGAATAGTGTCTTTAAACACATCAAGATTTTTACTCTCAACGCTTTTACCATAGAAATATCCAGCCATCATTCCGACTATAAAAAAAGATATTAACAACCCAATTTTTGATAACATTACTTATCCAACTTTTTGCCTATTCCAAGCCCAGAGACGATAGCTCCAATTCCTATGCCATAGCCTATAAAATCGAATCTAACTTGAGCCACTACCGAATAGATTTCTAATGCAATAGCCACAATAAATGCTATTATAGCGATGAAATGAAATGTGGACGTCTTTTGATCATCATCACCAAATAGCACATACTTAAACTCTTTTTTTATATTAATTTTTCTTGCTTGCATATTCTATTGAATTTTAATTAATTCTTTCTCTATCTCTCTTATATTGTCGCTATTAATAATAACTTTATTCTCAATATCATTTAACTTTTCTTCTATATTGGAAATCCTAATATTTACTTGGAAAAACAAAAACGCCATTATCGAAACAAGAGCGCTAAATAGCCATGCTGAAATTGCTTTAAAGTTCATATTACGGTAACTCAGTCAGCTCTCGGTAAGAAACAAAAGTACTAAATAGGCTGGTAGAAAAGTCAGAGTTAACGACTAATTCGTCGTTAGGCTCCAATGTAACGGTTAAATCTAATAAAGCATCTTTTGTTTCAAATGAATCAAGAATCAAATTTTTCTTGAAGATAAAGGTTTCTGGACCTGTGCGACGAATGGCTATATCAATAGCCATAGCATTATTTGTTTGGTTAGACAAGCAAATGCTATCCAATATACATGTATTGGCAGCTGACAGTATAACTGTTTCCGTGTCGTCAATATCTTTTGACGAACTCATTTTAAATAAAACAAAATTAATTGTCATAATGGTTTACGCCTCCGCAAGTAAATTCATTTGCGGAGGATAATGTTTATTTAAAAACAGGGATTAGTTGTGCGATACGATTCAGATCATCAATAGAATCAGCCACAACGTCACGAAAATCACGGCATAGGTCTTGATACGACTGACCGTCTTCATTTGGATTAAAAACACGCGTTCCTAATTGCTGGCAAAATTGAGTATCAACATTAAAACCAGCTAATTCTTTTAGACCTTTACGATTGGGTATGTACGCCATTGTTACTTTCCTTTAATAAATCATCAACTTTTCTAGATAACTCCTGCAGAGCTAATATAGTATAACATAACATAGTATCGTATTTTATACCTGGACCATCTCTATTTTTGTTTTTCTTATTCAAGTATTCTTCTTCATCGACGCTAGGAATGTATAAATCTGTTAAAGTTTCAAACTCAGTTTTATTGCTATTGCTCACCTCAATGAATTTTGTTTTGTCAGTACAATTTTCAAATAACTGCTCTACTTCTTCAGCTATTAACCCAACTTGTAGTTTCTTATTTTTAAAGTACTTTCTAGCTTTCTTTTCTTCTGAATCTGACTCATTAATAGAGTGTCTATATGCATAGCTATAAACGTTTAATTGGTTAATTCTATCTAAATAATTTTTATGTTCTTTTTTCCTAATACTAAACTTTTTATTTATTGAGCTTGAAACTACGGTACCTGAACTAGAAATATAACACACATATGTATTTCCGTTACCAGTATCCTGGTCAGTGAATACAATACCTAAATCATCAAATGGATTGACAAATTGGATGTAATCACCATTCATAGCCATCCAACTAACCTCGTTAGTAGCATTACTTTCTATTACTAATGACTGCTTATTATTTCTATTCGTCATACTATCTATACCAGATTGCAGATAAGAAAATGAACTAGCTGCGTCTATGTAGGCTTCATAAAAACTAGAACCACTGTAGTATCCGTCTAATTTGATATTTCTATAAGCACTTGATTTTAAAATAAGAGTCATTCCTGCACTTACACCAGAGCTTGTTCCTATTATAGCCTGCTGACTAGATGTTAACCCCGCAGAAGTAACGCTTCCGCTTGCCGTAACATTATTTCCTACTGTAAGATTATTACCTACTGTAGTATTACCTAGCGTAACAGTTAAATCTCCACGTGGTACGGTTACATTGTAGCTGGCATCAATAGATAAAGAAGTATCGGTAAGAGGAGATGCCGCAGTTTGTATATTAACTGTAGTTCCTTGAAGAGATAATAATCCTGCGCTGTATACATAAAAAGGAGCGCTGTTTACGGATTTCAATAAAGCTGCTGTAGCTGAGGGATTAATACCGTATTCAGCTAAAGTCGTTCCATTCTTTTGGAATGCTAGGAATGTACCGGTAGCTGATGTGGTTGTATTATTAAATGTGACATAATCACTACTACCAGATGAGGCAAACGTATTGGTCCCAACGGCAACATAGGTTCCCGATCCACCACTGGAAGCGCTAGTTAATCTTCCTGTCGCGTCTACTGTAATATTCGCTGTGGTATAACTACCAGCTGTTACTCCAGAAGTGCTCACGGCGCACGTTGGATTGCCTGAAACACCGTCCCCGTTAGTAACAGTTATTCCCGTTCCAGCGGTGATGGTTCTTGAAGAATAAGCTCCTGACGCTGTTCTTGCTATCACTCCATTTGCGGATAATCCAGACAACCCTTGTAGTTGAGTTCCTAGGGTTAAAGATATTGTCCCCGAAGTGGTGATCGGCGAGCCAGAAACACTTAATCCAGTAGAACCAGTTATGTCTATCGATGTCACCGTTCCAGTGTTACCACTGATGGTCGGATTACCACTAACCCCGTCTCCATTTGTTATCGATATTCCTGTACCTGCGGTTAAAGTTCTAGACGCGTAGGTTCCTGATGCTGTTCTGGCGACAAGCCCATTCGATGATAATGTAGATAACCCCTGTAACTCAGTTCCTAGTGTTAGTGAGATAGTCCCAGATGAGGTAATGGGTGATCCTGAAACGGATAGCCCAGTAGATCCAGTTACGCCAACAGATGTTACAGTGCCTAAGTTAATAGCGGAAATAGTAGGATTACCGCTAACACCGTCACCATTTGTGATGGTTATACCAGTACCAGCAGACAATAATCTATTTGTAAATGTACTTGTATCTACCCCAGCAGTAGTTAGTGTCACAATACCCACTGTATCAAGATCGTTTAAGTTTCTCAGTTGCGTAGAAAGAGATATCGTTAGGTCTCCTAAAATAGGAGTTACCGATATCCCATCTCCACCAATGATTTCTTTTTCTATCGGAGTATTGGTATCACTGCCATACCATATTTTATTTTCTGCGAGGCTTGGTAAGTTGCTTACAGCTATATGCTGTTGAGCAGTAGCCTGGTTATCCACATTACCGATCCATAATTCTCCATCTGGTAAATCTGGAAGTTGCGCAGGATCGGATAATCTCCCGCTAACAGGAGAAATAAATGGGTCGGTATACCCAGGAGTAAACTTCATAGTTACGCCTCATTGGCTATTGCTTTTGCATAAGATCGGCATAATTTATTATCGTAGTCATTTTTAGCATATTGCGGACCATTGTATAATCTAGCAAATGCAGCCCAATCTTTATTCCTCAATTCATCGTCGGCACCAATCGCGATAACAAACCGACAGAAAGCCTCCAACTGACACCCTTCAGACTCTTTTATCTTGCTAACAAAGTCTTCGACTGCTTTAAAGCCACAGTAGGAATAATTAAACCCCATGATTTGAAACATTCCCCAAGATGTTGATAGATAAGCTGCGTTTCTATCTAGCGCAATAGCTCTGTCTAATCTGCTCTGCTCTTCTTTCCAGGTCTTACCGTAAAATTGCTTTGTCCACTTTGGATAGCATAAATCAGGTGCGACATCAGAGTATTTGCCATTTGTGTATTTATAAAACTTATGTCCTTCGAACAAAGTAACAGGAGAGCCGTCAGGATTAAATCCTCTACCATTTGACTCCACGGCACAGATAGCTTTTATTGTTAAGAAATCGCAACCAAGCAGTTGAGCTGCGTTGTCATAGTCTTTTTGTTTGAGTTTGTTGTTAATCATTTTATTATTACTTCTAATATCTTTTCTATTTTTTCGATTAGATGAGCATCTAATTTTACAGAGCTAACTAGCAGTAGTATTGCTAATACGCATGCTCTAATAGTATTGCCATTTAATATTTTTTGTTTTTCATGTGGATTTAATAATTTACCTTTAATTTCTTCAAAGCACTCCATTAATTCTTTTATATTTCTATCTAACTCATCTATCTTTCTCTCTTTATCTATGATCCTATCGCTTAACTTATTCTTTAGCTCATGAAAATCTTTATCGTCAACAACAGACATAATTCATCCAATAATTAAGGTGCATCGCCATACAAGGTGCCTCGGTTGATCAAGCTAACGGATGCGCCCCCTGTTAAAAGAACCGCTGCACCAGGGTTCCCCCCGCTAGTGGTGGAAATCGTCCCGTGTGGGAATTGAAAGCTGAGGTCAGCAGAACCGCTGCCCGCTAACCCGCTTTGTCCCCACAGGCCACCATCACCTCCGCCAGTAGGCGTATGGCTCCAAGGACTCGGTATTTTAGTGCCAATCCCTGACACGTCGTAAGTCGCATCTGGGCTTTTCGGCGAACAGTGATACGCCGCCCATGCTCCTACGCCAAACGGGGCACCTCCAGCGCCACCCCAAGAATTTGCGCCAGAATCGCAGCCGTTTCCTTCCCACCAAACGTAACAACCTCCGCCACCTCCGCCACCTCCACCGATAACGCCTTGGTTATCTATAATGACTTCAGAGCCAGCGCCCGCTACGAGAATGCCATTTTTACCTGCAAAACCCGCTTGTATCCCAGCGGCATTGTAACCACCACCATATCCGCCATTGCCGCCCATTCCAAGAACGGTGCCATAGTTCTCTACCGTTACCTTATAATTGAATATCCCGTGAAAGATAAATGGCGCATCAGCAAAATTATGGCCTACTATCACGACTCCTGGATTAACGACAATTCTAAATGTGCCATTGTTTAACACACCACCATTAGCTGCTCTCATAGCGTCTTGAAGAGTGTTTGGGTTGTAATTCAAGTCAGATTGGGTAACATATACGACGGCTTCTTTTTGAAAGCACAGCTGACCGTCAATATACGCTTTCTTTACCTCTTGGCCATTTACCCACCAGCGTTTTACTTTTTGACCGTCAATGAAAGTATTGGGCATAATGGCTAAAATTCAAAAGTAAACCGTTGGCTCATCCTGGCATCCCATTGTGTGATGAAAATTGCACCTATTGAAGGTGGAGTGCCAAACGCCGTAGAGATGCCGGTAGAGATGCCAGCGCTCAATTGCTGCACTGTTACGGCATTCAATGGATTAACACCATTCGCAGCGAGGGTTAGCTGGCCAGTTAATGTGCCACCAGAGAGCGGCAAACATGGGACAGGAGTATTGCCATCAGAGCGTAGGTAATCAATACATCGCCACACATTCGTCGATTCATTAACGAAAATGATACAGTCATTGGCTAATGTGGTTATATTCGCTCCGCCCGGCAAAATTAACCCTGATCCATTCTGGATGATCACCCCAGCACCAAACCTAAGAACAATCATTTTCCCAGAAAAACAATTGCTTATAACTTGAACTGTACCAGTTCCAGTCACGACAAAATATGCACCGACTTCTGGAATCGTCAGCGTGGCACCGCAAGTAAGGTCAGCGCCACGAACAAACATTTGTTTCAAAATAGCTTGGGTTGACCTAAGATAGTTATCTAGAGTCGAGCCAATGGCATCGGTTCCTTTGGGATAATTCAAAGACTCATCTATCGAAATGTCTGTAATGCTGTTTGGTATTGGCATGATAAGACCTAAAATTTTAGCTCGCATTTTTTAAAACATAATTATCTCATACAAAATAGAGGGCTATATATAAAATGCAAACAGATAGCGTATTATATGAGATTATTCGTATTTTCAAAAAAATAGCCACAATTTTATTGTGCACGCTAATAATGACGGCTATATGCTATGCAGTAACGTATTCTTTTGATATTGATAATTGGTTTGTTTATTTATTTTTATTTTGGCTCTATGTTTATATTAAAGAAATATGGTTTGATGATGATGGCTTTTATGGGCAAAAAAAACTAGAGAAAGAAATTAATACAGATGACTCTACGCCAGACAAATGTGGCTATTACTAGCCGATCCGGCAACACTATTCTTCTGTATAAAGCAATCCGCCTCGGCCATTACCAAGAAACTCTTCTGCCAAACCACCTTTTATTTTAGAAAATAAATTGTACTTATCTTTTGGCCTAACAAATGATTTTTGAAACCATGGAGAAGTAACTATGCTTCTAGCAGAAGGCCGAGCAGCTGCTAGCATGGCACCTTTCAATCCGCCTATTATGCCATTATTATATAACCCAAGTCCTCCAGCGCCAAGACCGGCTAAATTGTCTATATTTACAGCAGAGTGCGCTGCCATATTAGGGAGTACATATTTAGGATGAGATCTACCAAATTCAGCAATTGTTTTTAGCTCGCCAGTCATAGGCACACCTTTAGCATACTGCCTAGCTAAATTTGAAGCATCCACATTGCCAGTTGTTTCGTTCAACGCCTTTTCTAGGCTAAATATCTTTGCAAAATCAGCCCTAGCTTTTCTTAAATCCTTTACGGCGCTAGGAGATGATTTAGATACAGAGGTATCAATCAGATTTTCTATGCTATTGGCCATCGCCTTTTCTTGCTCTGCGGCATATCGTTTTGAAGGGTCCAAGCTTTTGTAGTTTAAGTTAGACTTAAATCTGTAACCTCTGATCAAATCTAACAATTCAGAAGAAGAATATTTTTTGTTTTTTGGTAAATCTTTAAACAGAACGGTTTCTATATAGGAATCTCGAGCAGATGGCGTATTTTGTACTTTTGCCAAATACTCTGCTTGCATTTTTTTCCTAGTAACGTTAAATCCATCGTTAAGAGAAATTGGGTGATCTATATTTCTAATAGCATTATAAACAGCAGCCGGACCTTGCTCGGCTGCTGCAATGTCTGCTGGCATAATTACGTTATTTGCCTTGTCAGCAGGCAATCCAATTCCTTTTCTTGCCAATGCATTTGTTACTTCTATGTTTTTTAAAATTGCTTTATTTGCTAATTCATTCTTGCCAATCATTTTTTCTAGCAAACTGCCGATAAAAGGATTTCTTCCACTAGAAGGGGGAATAGTGTAGCCTGCATTGATGAAATCAATATTCTTTTTGTCTAATTCAGTTAGCGGTCTTGGGCCACCAGCTCCTAGCCCTTTAGATAAGGCTTGGCCGCCAACACCTCCAAAAGCTCCAAATAGCATGGAGTTTATGATGTCATGATTGTCAGTTTTATTATTGATTGCTTCTGAAAATAGAGCTCCTTCTAACGCAGGCTTGCCAATATAGGACTTTAATTTTTGTTTGATGGGCGCCCCTTTAGCAACCGCGGCAACTTTTGGAGAAAATGTCTCTCCTATAGAAGATGCTGCGGCACGTAATATAGCCGGGGATCGCGGTATTAAAGATATAGCATTAAGAGCACGGGCAGCAGCAGAAAAAGGTACAACATTACCAACAAATCTACCGGCTCCAGCAGCAAAGCTTCCAGGAGTCTCAGCCTGGTATTGTGCTTCTGATGCATCATTTTCTTTTGATACTCTTCTAGCTCTATCGCCAAAAGAAAAAGTGTAATTTGTAGCATCAATTGGGTCTTTAATACCTCTAACAAACCCTTTCCCAAAGTTTTTTATTGCAGTGGTATCGCCAGCTGCTAGCTTAGTTATTGGATGACGATTATCTTCGATGCTTTCAATAGACTGATACCTTGTCCATGGCCCTTCTTGAGAGGGCTCAGAAGATTGGTATCTTTCCCACGGACCTTTCATCTGCTCGTTTCCTTTACCCAGCTACTAGGTGTTGCTGGATTGCCTCCAACATAGCGATGACCATCAATGACAACCCCTATTTCTGGCGCTCCATTCACAATACTATCTATGCGTGCAGCACCTTGACCAGCAGACACTTGCATTGCGCGCTCAGCAACTTTTCTAGCTTCTGACTTCTGCTTTATTACGCGAGGAGAATCGCCAATTGTTGGGAAATATTGATTCCTATATTGATCTAATTCTTTTTGTGGAACGGCAGCACCGGAATCTTTCCGTAGTAAAGCGGTTATCCAATTATCTTCTGCCTGCCTAGCCATTTGCCCTTCTTCTGTCGCAAGAAAATTTGTTAATCCTCCGGCAATAGACTTACTGAAAGTTGGATAATTATCGTATCCAAATTTATCTAAAATTTTGCTAGCAGAAGCCATCCTGCCAGCAAATGATGTGGCGTTAGATTGCCCTTCATTCAATGGTTTATCTGGTTTAGTGGGCAATGATTTAGCAGCCATACCATTCATTCCACCACCACTCGCAATTCTATTTTCTCTTTGTCGCTGCAATCCTAAGCTTTGCTCTTGATAAGGCGTCATTCCAACTGACATAGAACGTTTTGTTTTTCCTGTTTTCTTGCCAATCAAGTCAACCTTACCGCCAAGATTAACCTGGTTAAGGTCTTCTGCTACCGGCACAGATATCATTTTTGGATTGCCAAACTGATCAGTTACTACCTTATTTACCGTATTATTATCACCTAATGTCTCGTAACTTACCTTAGAGTAGTTCGGCATAACATCTGTATATTTTTTCAGATGTTCCAGCGCATAAGGATTTGACTGAGACTGTTCTAATAACCAATTGTAGTAATCCTGATTGCTATCTATCCCATCATGCTTAGGAACTCCACTCTGGACATCAGTAACTTGCAACTGTTGCTGTATAGGATTCGCCGCCATTGATTCCATTTGTGGAGAAGACATCTGACCACCAAACCAAGAGCCAGAAAATCCACCACCATTCATCGCAGGAGGAATAGGCTGCTGATTAAATCCTGATCTCACTTGCCGCGTTGTATCTCTACGTTTCAAAGCGGTTTGAAATTCTCTCATATTTTGAATAGCAGTCTTTAATTCATCTGCTTTCATTTTGTTTATTTCATCTAACAGTTTTTGCTTCTGATATCCTTGATAGCTACTAATACCCTGCAGCAACCCATTGGCAATCGTAGGGCCTGCTTTCCCTTTGTTATTCGCAAGGATATGCAGTCCAGCATTCAGTAGCCCGTAGTTAAGGCCACCTCTATCTTCATCGTTAACTCCGAAAGTGTCTAGCAATCCCATAATGTCACCTTACATTCCGCTTAATAGGCCAAGACCACCGCCTATTGCCGCACCCCATGGGCCAAAATTACTGCCAGCGAGCGCGCCACCGACTGCTCCTGCCAGTGGGCTGCCTTTTTGGCTAGGGCCAGTTGCTGTAGACGAACTCGAGCCATTGCCAAGACTAATGCCGTTACCTAATAGTCCTAACTGTCTTTCTGGATATTGTCTCTGCTCTAACCAATCGTTATACATCTGGTCGAGCATCGCTTGCTGATGCTGTCTCTGAACGTCTCCAAACCCCATCTGCGCTTGCGCTCTCGCAAACTCTGCCTGAGATAATTGGGGCGCCATAGCCGCCGCTTGCATTTGTCTGCCGCGCTCTGATTCAAATCCGTGCTGAGAGCGATTTAACGCATTCTCATACAATTGCTGTTGTGTGCCATAATCTTGCATGCGCATACCGCTACTTATGCGGCCTAGTTCATGGGCTCGCATACGCTCATTCTCAGCTTGTGCTTGGCGCCATGCTGATCCGCCAAAAGCGCCTGATCTAGCAAAAGTAGCATCGGTAGATGGATTAATTCTATTGTCAAACTCTCTAGATACATCCCCATGCGCATAGTTAATAGCCTGCTGCAAATAAGGGTTGTTAATGCCAAGCAACGGATTAACGCCAAAATTTTGGTTAAAAAATCCACCTTGCAACGTTTTGTTAAGATTTCCCCTGGCCGCACTGATATCACCAATACCATTTTGCGCAGCGGTTCTAGCCATATTAAAGGCGTTATTTTGATCGGTTGAGAACGGCGCAAATCGTTGCCCGCTATAAGGTGCGTATGGTTGATTTGACAGCTGTTCAGCGCGGCTCGCATATTGATTGTAAAGACGCTGTGCCGTGGGGTTCATACGCTGTTCCATGGTCTGCGTTGAATTATTTGAACCTCCACCGCCAAATATCTTTCCAATACTACCCAGTAGTCCCATAATGATTCTTTCCGATAAAAACGTATAATATTACGGCTTTTTATTCTCTAAATTTTTTACACGAGTCTCTAATTTATCGATTTCTTTAAATACTTCTCTGAATAATTCATTAAGCCTAAGATACATTCTTCTGTCGTAATCTTGGCTCCCTTGAATGGGAAATCTAGGGTCTAGATTAGATTTCATTATCTTTTCCCGTCAGGAGAAATCGTGAATTTAATCGCACTCAGCTCGACATCACCTGAGAAATACATCCTAGTCTTATGCCATCTGGACGACCATCTCGTATCGAATTTTCCATCGTTCAAATTAGAAAAAGGACCGCCAAATAATTCGGAACCAGAATTGTTTTTGTACAGTTGCTGCATATAGGCTGTTGCAGGGTATATGGTGAATCTAGGGCGAACTTCCAATAGCGTAGAATATTGGCTATCATCTCCGATATCCCATGTCTCTATATAAGAATCAGAACCTATCCCATCCAAAAACATTAATTGGTTTTGATCGTCAAATATCGCTGCCGTATATCCACCAAAATACCATCTATCACTATCATAAGCGAAATTAGGGATATCATCATACTCATTATAGACATCTCCCAATTCATCATAAATCATCCCTATCGTCGTGAACTCTAACGGTGCTTGTATCTTTCTATCAGATCGACCCCATAACTTAGTTTTTGTGTTGTAAACAATGCACGAATCTAAATCGCCTCCAGAATCTACTGAGCAATAATAAAAATAGATTAGATTATTAAATCTATCATAATAACCATTTGCTCTTGATCTATATAACCGACTGCTATTACTAAAAAACCAGTTTTTAATAGGCTGATTAAAAGCAACCGGCCGAGAACCATCAAACACCCAGAAATCATCAGAGCCAATAAAAATATGCTCTGTTCCAATATTAACCACGGCCTCCGGTCCGACTGCTCCTATATCAGAGGATATTTGTTCCCATTGCCATATAACAGGAGGGCCGACATAGGTTCCAAGGTACATAGATCGTTCTTTGTAGACGACCACGCTATTGCCTAACGCTTTTGCTGCTCTAATGTCACCGGGGGAATCAACAATTTGTCCTGTTGCCGCTTGCGTCGCTTGACTCGGCGTCCACGTGTTATAGTTATACAGGCCAGAACACGCCCAGCTTTGCGTATCCGAACCAATCGAAAACGCCATGACAAATCCACTGGCAACTAAGACGATCTTGGCAATAGGCGCGTCGGCGATATCCGCAAACGCCCCACCCCCGGCCTGTAAGAATTGTATCTTGTCGGTTTGATTTGTGGCGATCGTCACATTGCCAAACTGGCAAAACCGCCATCTATTTTCGGCTCCTGGAGTATAGCCACCACTCTTCGACCTATTCGTCCATGTCGTTCCAGTCAGCTCGTATATTCTCGTGCTAGTGCCAGCGAATATCCTTCTCTCATTATCTAGTTGCACGACAAGAGAGGCGCCAATACAGGGGAATGACAACGAAGGAATCCCAACTGTCGATAGAGAAGGTCCAGATTTAAATCCGTTAAGAGTAGGAATGATATTGTGACAATCCGTTAGGACGCCAGGGGTCATAGGATCCATATCTGGAGCAAATCCGATCAAGGGTATCAAAATATCACATCCCCTCGTATTCTGAGATCAGAAGAAGGGTATTTACTATTTAGATCTGCTGCGTTTAATTTTTCCACAGCATTGATGTAAGCCGTTAGCCATACATCAATACGAGCATCATCCTTTAAATATGGGGAGGCTTCTAACAAGCTAGCATAAAGATAAATATTAGGGTTGTTAGTTAACAACCAGTTAGTGACATTATTATCCGATAAAGCGGGTATTCTGGCATAGTAATACAAAGAATATGTATATTCTGCCGAATCTGGATTCGGAACTAATAGAAAATAGTCTCCTCTTCTGGAAAAAAAGATAGGAACACTCGTATTATTCAAATACAGCGCAGCACTTGACTCGTCGATATATTTCAACAAGCATTCCATATCATTGCTGGTGACAATGATTTGCTTTAGCTCCATAAAATTATCAGGGATTTCTAACGCGCTTTCTATGGGGGACAAAGAAACCGGATCAATAGTGACGATCGCTTCCATTTGCCTGGTACGAACATCATTGTTTATCCGCGCCTCAGCTAGCGTGACAAGATCGCTGACAATATTATCCAGATCCCCTCTGGCTAACCAGTTAGATATAGCCGATTTCAACTCTGGATAATTCGATATGCTCATACTCTTCCTTGCCAAATTCTAAATGCCGATAGCGCTGGGTCATTAAGTATATTTTTTATATGTGTTTTATCACGCATAAATTCTTCGTATTGAATATTATTGTTATTGAGATACTGTTCAATAATAACAAAAGGAATTCTAGCTACGTGATGCATATCCTTGCCGGAATAATTTGATTTATCTTCTCTTAATTCTAATATATCTTCTATAACAGGATTACAATCTTGAGTGCTCTCAAAAACAATACCTCCATCAGCAAGGCCATGTATTTTTGTTTCTAGAGAAGACATTAATCTGTATCCAATGGAGAAATATAAACTTTCATATCTATATTGTTTGTATTAAATAATTTTAATGCCTTAATATTTAATGTGTATACAACTAAACTTTCATTTGGCATTAATATGAAATTCCCTGCATCATGCCAATCCCCTCCGCCATCCCTATAATCACACAATGTAATATCACACAAACCAGTTGACGAAAAGCGAGAATAAGCAGGAATTGTTCCAGCTGCGCTGATTAAAACGCTTTGGTCTGGAGATGCTGGCAATATATTAAATTCTGGATCATCATCATGAATAAATTCAACAAATAGAATATTTGAATTACAAACTGACGCCGCATTTAAGTATGCCATATATACTCAATCACAATCTAGAGGAACAATAAAATAAGTCACCGTAGATGCTCCTGGGTTTGATAGCTCTATCGCATTGACATCTTTAGTATATACATTAACACTCTCGTTTGGCATCACTACAAAAGTTCCGGCGGCTGCAGTTCCAATATCTAAAGAAGCCAAAAGTATTCCAGTAGCTGAAAATCTGCAATATAAAGAAGTATCTCCAGCTGCATTTTTCAATAAAATTGTTTCTGGGCTAACTGGTGCTAATTCTTTAGCAGAACCGGCATTAACCGTACCAGTTAACATATTACCATTGCAAACTGTAATAGCGTCTAAAGTAGCCATTTTAAAATCCTTTTAAACTCCCCAAAGATAATACCTTGGGGAGCATATTAAATAATAATTTATTATTACGACAAATCTCTAACGGCTCCAGACGAAGCCTCATTACGCGCCTCAAGCGTGTACTCAACCACGATTTGTTTGGCGTCAGAATCTCCTGTTTTAGCTAAATCCGCAACTTCAAACGAACGAAGATACGCCACAGCCCATTTGTCCATTTCTAAAATAAACGCCGTGCGAGCGCGCTGGAATCTGTTAGGAATGACTTCCAAGGTGCCGAAATCGCTCACGTACACATCAATAGCGCTCACCCATTTCTTAGTAGGCGCATCCGTGAACCGAGTTCCGCCTGAGTTGAAGGTGATAAAAGCTTGTTTTTGAAGCCCTCCGCACATAATCACATTAGGACTTCCGCCAGCCACCCAACATTTCTGGATAACATCCTTAAGCATAGTCTCGGTGAATGTGCGAGCTGTTCCATCCGTAGGAGCCGTGTCGGTAATCGGGTTTGGCGCTGCCCCGCCAGCGCCCATATTGTTGTTGGTAGCAATCCACCCTTCTAGTCCTCGAGTTTGTCGAGTGCCAGAACCAATTTGGGTGTTCTGTGTCAGCGCAAACTCCATATCACGTTTCAGCTCAAGCATGCTTTTTGCCATTTGAGTTGACATCGTATAAAGATTACCTGCGCTGGTTACGCGCTGCTGAGTGCCAGAAATACTAACAACTTTCTTGCTGATCTGTGCTTTATTGTTAAGACGGACACCTGGGCTTATCGCCCCAGCGGTACTATTGTCTCCTTCAACGTTAGCGTTATTTGCCGCCGCCGCTAAAGTGTCCGTTGTCCATTCGTGAAGCACATTAGTCGCTTTTGCTTTCGCGCAACGACTAAGAAACGGAGTCTCTGTGGGAGAAATACGATAGACAATATTGCTGAGATCTTCGCGGTTAATCACGCCGCTTGTCGTGATAAATGTATTAGTAGGGACTGTCATGAAATCATCTCGCTATTAACTTTTGTTAAACATATCAAACAAGACCCTCGCCGCATCGTTCACGCTTCCTGTTTCAGTCAAGCGGCGCATGGATTGTGATGTGCTATCCTTTGATAAATCACCAGCGCTGCCAGGCTTTTCTACCTTGACAGGGGGCAACTTCTCGATTTTCTTCGCCAAATTTTTGGCAGCAACAGATTTCTCTTTCACCATGTTGTCGTACATCATGGCTTTCCTGGCGAGCAAAACTTCTCTGTGGTCAGCAATATTCCCTATGGTGTCATCAGGATAGCCAAGTGATCTCAGATAGCTACGGATAGAACTCTGCTCTTCCTTAGCTTTGGATTCGTCTTTCCACTCTGGTATGGCAGAAAGCAGCGCGTTATGCTCGTCAGCAATACGCTGCTGCATACCTTGCTGCCACTCCAATTTTTGCTGCTCAGCAAGAGACGCTTTAGTCTGTTCTGCTTCATATAATTGGTTTTGCCAGTTTTCATAGATATGACGCTGCCTAACATATTCAGCAGGGTCATCACTGGCAAGCTTCCCCCAATCTGGCTGCAAAGACTGCATCACATTTTGCAGCTGATTTTGATAAGCTTCGATTGCCTGAGCAAGTTGAGCTCTTTCGGCTTCGGCCGCATGTCGTTGAGCGGCAAGTTCCTCAAATTTAGGAGCCACGCCTTGGCTCTTCTGATAATGCGCGATTAGCTCGCTTTGCTTAACCTGTCTTTCTTCGCCATTAAACTTTACAGTCAGCAGCGGCTCAGGGGTTTCCTCAGGGTCTGTGTCTTGTGTGGCTACTTCAGGTTGGCCTTCCTCACTGTCGTGATTCTCGGCTCCCTCTTCGCGCGTTCCTGTTTCGTCTGGCTCAACACTTTCTTTGTTATCTCTCAAAACATCAGAGATAGTATTAATAATACTATCACTATTAGGAGTTTCTTCTCCTACATGCTCACTATTATCAATACTATCTTCAATCATTTTATTTAAACCGTGTTGTTACTTCGTTAAGATTAAAGCTTTCTTTAGGAACAAGACACTCGCCGACAATATCATACACATGGACATTAAGAATGGAGCTTGTTCTAAATCCTATTTGTGTTTCAAACGGTGATTTTATTCCAAAGCTATCAAAAAGCCAATCCCATGTCCTGATATGGCAGCTACAAGTGCCAAAGGTAAAAACATCAGCTGGAAAGTATTTAAAAGGAACGAATACCATACTAACTTTTTCACCGCCATATTTTACACCTACATCGCTTTTATCGTCCAAAAAACAATCATATATCTTAGCCAGATACTCTCTAATAAATGGGAAATAAGTTTCCCAAGTGATAGGTGTTTCTTTTTTTGTACAAATAGTCACTTTTTCTTTTTGTTCACCGTAAATCATATCGCTGATTGTCCCAAGCATTCCGGCACTCTCTTTTTTTCTTTCTACCTGAACACATTCTTCATTTTCTGCAAAGCGGACTGTTTCTGCGCTAGTTGCATCTTCGCCATTTCTCCCGTTTCTATGTGCTGAATCAGAGCCGCTTTGATGTTTTGCAGCAATTTTACTGCTAGCCATATTCTTTCTCTTCCTTCTCTATCTTGTTTATCAGACTGGTTCCATTGATCCATAAACCCTTCACGAATTTGATCAAAAGCCTGTTGAAAATACACGTTTTCAACAATCTTCTTGACGTCTTCTGCGCGGGCAATTTCTACTTCTAAAGTATCTGTTTCATCCATTGTGATTCTCATTCGAGATTTGCTAAAATGTTTTCTCTATCAAGCATGACATCAAATCTCATTTTTTCACGCTCTAAATCTAATTTTTCTCTTTCTAATGCCATTTGAGAGAGAAATTTTTCTCTATCTAGTTCAATCTTCTCTTTTTCCAATTCAAGCTGAGCTATTGCTTTTTGCTTTTCAAGCTCTAGCTTTTGCATATCGTATTGTTGTTTTGCTTGTTGCTCCAATAACTTTGGGTCAGGCGCTTGTTCCTGTTGTTCCACTCGTTGCTGTTGTGACGATGGGTCAGTCAAATAAATGTCAGGCTGCTTGAGGCCTAAATTTTCTGCCAGCTTAGAGATGGTATTAAAAAGATTCTGAGGAGACACAATGCCAAGAGGGAAAACTTCCTTTTGCACCTGAAGCAATTGCATTATATGATTAGCTATCTGATCTTTATTTCCAGTACCAAGACCGACATTGACAACAAGATCAAATTGGTTCTCCCATTCTCTAGGGTCAATATCTATCCATTGACCATTTAATCTAATGGTGGCGGCTCTATCTTGATGTTGAGTGATTAATTTAAGTATTAACAAGAACAAATCTTTGACGCCAGTCTCTGCAAATACCCTAGCAATCAGCTCGACGCGCATATCACTCCTGTTAGTGATAATATTAACGCCTGTGGCAGTTTGATTAAGCGCATCTGCCGATGTCCCTTGCGAATAACGCGTCCAACCTGTTCTGTTTTCTTTCGCTGTCTCCATGTATTCCATAACAGATAGACCGGCAGCGATATCTCCTTTACCTTCTTGCAATGACCCAACAGCAAGCGGATTATCAACCCGTACAATTCCACCTGGACGGCTAGTTAACAAATCTTCTATAACAACCTGATTTTTCACGGCATAAACACGAGAATTCAAGTTGTACTGCAATCCATCTAGAATTGCTCGGCTGATATTTGTCTTTATTCTCTGCGAGCTTAAAGTAAGATCGGCAACAGATAACCCAAAGAAGCGGTGAGGAAGCGGGATAGGTGTAATAGAGACGAATGGCGGCCCGTCGCATTCCACATTTTCCAATATGGCATTACCGGCACGGACAATCTTCCGCCATTCGGCGATTCCGTCTCCGTTATAATCTATCTTTATGTAGCACTCAATAAGAGAGACGACCCGTTGAGATGGGTCATTATCTGAGTCATTATAAGTGATTGGTCCAGCCTCATCTTTTGAATTGCGAGCAATCGCTTCTTGATTGGCATAAGCATCGTCGTAACTTGTTATGCTGTTAACATTTTTATAGCCAGACGCTTTCAGCTCACTTAATGTTTTTATCAGTTTGTGTCCAACAAAACTAGCGTCAGCAATTGACTTTGCTCGACGATCAATCAAAAACTCTTCAGGAGGAACCGGCTCAACGCGAAGACGTCCTTTGTTACGATTGTTTTTAACGACAATATCGTGAGATTCAGATATGCCATCATCATTTATACTGGCCGAATGCTGAATAGGTTCAACGCCATCGTCTTCAAGCAACATAGCCATTTCTTGATCTGAAATACCATGGTATTCTTCTCTTGCTTCTTCTTTCTCATTATCCCAAAATACCTTTAATATACCAACCTTTTGCAAGAGCGCGTCTTTAAACCAAGTATAGAGAATATTAAACCCAGGATTTTTGCGATAAAATATGTAGTTTATATAATCTGTTGCTTGCTTAGCCTTATCTTCATCTCCTGGTCCTTGAGGAGAAAACTCAACCACATTATCGCTAGCAGTAAATATCTTTATTAATGCCGGTAACATCCATTCGATGGTGTCGGCGACATCCATAGAAATGAATTTAGAACGTGTGTCATTTTCTGGAGGAATTAAATCATCCCGCGGCTCACCAAGATAATAATATTCTGCCTTTGCTCGTTCATTAGATAGTTTTCCTCCCATATACGCAATGGAATCCTCAATGGCAAAATCAGTAATTACTTTGACTTGATCGTCCGTTATTTTCACGTTATGCGTACCTTACTTTTGGATAGTTGAGCGGCTTACTCCACTCGTCATTATTTATTATCTTATTAACAGACCGTGCCATTCCATCAAACGCATCCACAGCATGACTTGTCCAGTCATGTAATGGCCTATCTTGATAAACTTTTCGCTCATCATCCCATTTGCGACGATATTGCGCAATGGCATCAATACCTCTCTCACATTTAACCTTGTCAAAGACGCAGCGAGGTAAAATGGAGCGAACTGCATTTATCG